GCGCTGCAGAACACTATGCCAAATTTGGCATGGCGGAAGGTAGGTCTGCCACCGCACCCAGACCCGGATCGGTTAACCCCGGCTTTAACTTCGATGCTGCGGCGTACCTAAGAGCCAACCCGGATGTCAATAAGTATGTACAAGAGCATCTAGACGAGTTTGGTGGTGATCCTAATGCTGGGGCACTGGCGCACTTCTTAAAGTTTGGGGCAGCAGAAAACCGGGAAGCACCAAGACGAGGAACTGCTGGAGGGATCGCTGGAGGAATCGCGGGTGGTACGACATACGGTAATCCTAGCGGTGGGTTAGCTACAGGCGCTACTGAATACACTTTTGGTAAGATTGTCGAGCCGACTTTTTCGGCATTGCAGAACCGGCTGTTGGATGTTCTAGAGACGCCCTACACTGCGTACTCAGGCAGACAAGTCGCTGAAGCTAGCCCCTTGCAAGAACAGGCATTTGCGGGTTTGGCTGGACTGTCTGTGCCCTCTGAGATTCTGAATAACGCAACTCGTTCGCTGGCTGAAACCACAGCCGCTTATGGGCGCAACCCCTATTCGTATGAAGCTCGTGAAATCTCTACGGGTCTGGGGCCGGTTGGCTCAGTGCAAGACTACATGAACCCTTATATCCAAGGGGTAGTCAATGTTCAGGCTGATGAGGCGCGGCGGCAGGCGCAGATTGAAACACAAAGAGCTAATGCGGGGTTTGCTCTTAGGAGTGCTTTTGGGGGCAGCAGACAAGCCATTGAGAACGCAGAGCGTGAACGCAATCTAGCCACGCTTATTAACAAAGTGACTCAAGAGGGGTACAGTTCTGCCTATGATAAAGCCCTAGCCCAACGGCTGGCGGAAGCAGCTAAGTTCCAGCAAGCCCAAACAGACTCAGAATCTGGACGACGCGCTGTTGCAGCAGACACCGCTCGGTATGGGTTGGAAGCACTCTCTGGTAGAGGTCAGGCTGCGTTGAACGAGATCGGTGCTCAGAGATCCATCCAGCAACAAAACATAGACAGGCTAAACGCGCAGCTAGGGGCAGGTGCTACACAGCGTTCGATTGAGCAAGAAGGACTGACTTCGGACTACAACAACTTCCTGCGTGAGCAGGGGTACCAAGCAAAGCAGCTTGCAGATGTGATGCCTGCTGCGAATCTGTTGTTGGGACAAAATAAAGTTGTAAATACCTACGGACAGCCTCCCAGTGCTTTGGGGCAGATACTTGGACTGGGTATAGCGGGTGCAGGACTGTTTGGTACGCCTGCCACCACCCCTGCCACTACCCCCGCAGCCACGACAACTACTCCGACTCGGTAAGGACACCCTACCATGAGCGTGCAAGAATTTAATTCTATAGGTGTTCCTCTAGAAGATGCGATGAGGAAGATGCGGATCATGAATCCACTAGAGCTGTTCCAATATCGGTACGATCCCGGTTATGGGCAGGCAGCGACAGCGGAACTTAACAGAAGGGCTAGGGTTCAAGCTGAAGCCGCAGCGCAGAAAAATCCAGACCCAAGTAATAAACCTACGGTTATGGAGGAGTTGCTGTACTCTTTAACTACCGGAAAGCCGGCTAGCCCTCCTGTTAGGATGGCGCAGGGTGGGATTGTTGCTTTTAATGGGGAAGAAGAATCGTATGTGCAAAGAACCAACAGAGAAGCACGAGAACGTGGCGTTAGAGAGTCAGACCCAGAACTAGCAGCTATAAAAGACATTAAAGAGCGAGATCGTCGCAGGCTGGAGAAGTACGGACCTCCTAGGGACCCAATGTTAGAAGGGCTTGCTTCTATGGGAGCTGCCGCTAAAGACGTACTCTCATACCCAGTTAGAGCCACTGCCGCTGCCGCATCTAAATACTTACCTATTCCCGAAATTCCTGAAAGCTTTTTTGGCGGGGATCGTAGTTCCATGACCCCGTATTTTGACCAATTACGTAAACAACGGATGGAGCAAATCAAAGCACAGCCGTCTGGTATTAGCGAAGCCGCTATTGGTGAACTTGGAATCAATCCTGAAGCCAAGGTTTCCCCCCGTACTGTTTCTAATGCATTACCTTCCTCTAGACCCGCTGCGGTTTCCAGACCCGCCGTTGCGCCTACCCCTGCTGTTCCTGCTGCACCGGAGGCTTCTGCTCCCAAAGAGGATGCTGACTTAGCTAAGTACAACGCTGATATTGAGAAAGCTTTGAAGTCGGTAGCCACAATGCCTAGCATCACCCCGGAGCAACTGGCGGCTGCGCGTGGAGAAGCAGAAAAACGACGCAGCGGTATTACTTCTCCATACATGGCTAAGATTGCTGAGCTACAGCAAGAACAAGAGAAGATTGGTGCAAGTAGAGATGCCGGGGCGATGAGTCGTGCTCTTACGCAGTTTGGGCTTAACCTTGCGGGGAAAAGTTCTCGTCCGGGGTCTGCCGCCGCTGCGCTATCAGAAGCTGGCTTGGGGGCATTGGCTTCCTTCGAGAAAGAACAGCTTGGTATGATGGACCGAGCGGTGCGGATGAACCAAAACAAGATTGAACTCCAGAAAGAGTTGATGAAGCAAGGTCTTGATCGCAACACCGCTGGTGATCTGGCTGAAAAAGAAGCGCGTAGGATCGAAGAAGATCGCGCAAAAGACATCCGCGCTGCTGGAAAAGACACTGCAACAATACTTACGCAACAACAAACAGCCATCCAACGAGCTGAATACCAAGCAGGGCTTTTAGAGGCTAAGCAAAGAGAAATAGAAGCAAGAGCAGAGCTTAGAAATGCTATGGCAGGACGTAAAGTGGATCAAATCCTATTAGCTACTCAAAAGTTGGAGCAAGCTCAACAGCTTGTTGCGATTAGAGAACAAGATTCTAAACGCAAACTTATCACAAATGAAATAGACGCCATCACTAAATCTCCAATAGCTTTTACGCAGCAAGGTATGCAACAAATACAGCGGTTAATGGGAGAACTCAGTGCTCTTAGGGCTGGGGGTGAGGGTGGGGCAGGTGCCGCCGCTGGGGATTCCTCCAAAGGTTGGGAAATTAAACCTAAACAATAGTAGGAATAGAGTATGCCCCAATATGAAATTACTGCTCCTGATGGGCGAAAGTTTGATATAACTGCGCCGGAAGGGGCTACTCAAGCCCAAATTTTGGCTTACGCTAAAGCCAACATCCCCCCGATATCAACTACCCCCGATCCCTCTAAGTCGGGGTTTGTGCCTGCAATGAAGGCTACGTACGAGCGGTTGATGGGCGATGTAGCTTCGCTCGGGGGTAAGTTGGGTATCACCAGTCTGGAAGAGGCTGAGGCTTCGCGGGCTAAGCGGGAGGCTGCGGCAGAAGCAGTGTTCCAACCCACTCAAAAGGGCTGGTCTGAAGATTTCGGTACTAAGTTCAAAGAAACGCTTGGTGGGTCTTTACCCTACATGGCTGCGCCATTAGCAGCAGGCGTGGCAGCGGCGTCTGCCCCGGTTACCGGAGCTTTGGGTATTGGCGCAGGTCTTGCCGGTGCATTGGGTGCAGGACTTGCGGGTACTGCTCAGTACACTGCCACTAATATCGGTAGGCAGATCGAAGAAGGGAAGAGTCTTAGGGAAACGGAACTTGGGCCAGCGTTTGGCGCTGCCATTCCGCAAGCAGCGTTGGATGTAGTTGGCTTACGGTTCCTCCCCGGGGTTCGTAAACTTCTTGGTGCTGCTGGTAAAGAAGTAACTGTTGAGCAAGCTAAAGCTATTGCCAAACAAGGCATCGCCCGTACTGCGGCTGACTATGCGGCTACCACAGGCAGGACGATGGGGGTTGAGGGTCTGACCGAAGTGGGTCAGCAGTTCCTAGAACGTATGCAGGCTGGGCTAAATCTCACTGATGCAAAGGCCCGCGATGAATACTTGGAGAGTCTTATTGGCGGCGCTGTCGTTGGCGGGGCCTTATCCCCCGCTGGGCGGTTCGTTGAACGCGGACAGATCAAAGGCAAAGCAGCCGAAGCAGAACTTGGTGAACAACGGGAAGCCGCGCAGACTGCGGAAGCTGAGCGCATTGCTGCTAAGGCTCAGGCAGAAGCCGATAAGATAGCTGCTAGACAGGCATGGTTGGATAGCCTCAAAACGATGTCTTACGGGGAGCTTGTGCAAGCTCAGGAAGCCCTGAAAGCTGTCCCAAAGACTAAAGAAACTGCTGCCCAGATCAAAGAGGACATCAAACTTCTTCAAGAAGCTAAGGACCGAATTAACTTAGCTGAAATCGAACCGGGTTACGAACGCGCACGGATTGCTGCAGAGCAAGAAGCACGAGCCAAAGCTGCTGGTTACCCGGCTAAGGCATCTGCTGAAGCCATTCTGGAAGCCGAACGTATAGCTGCTAAGGAAGCGTTTGAAGCTAGTATTGAAGCAATGTCCTATGGGGAATTATTCAAGGCTACAGAAAATCTACGAGAAGCGCCAAAGACTAAAGAGAACAGAGAGCAACTAGCCTTCCTTGAAAAAACTCTCAAAGCAAAAGGTTTGGCTGCACTTGAGCCAGATTACGAACGTGCACGGATTGCTGCAGAGCAAGAAGCACGAGCTAAAGCTGCAGGGTACCCTGCCAAAGCATCCGCTGAAGTCTTTGAAGAGGAAGAACTAAAACGCGCTGGACTTATTGTAAAGTCTACCGTTGACCAGATTGCGTCCGGTTTGGATACTAAGTACACATCGTACATCCCGTGGTTTAACCAAAACGTAATTGGTAAAAGTATTGAGGATGTCCGTGCTGTTGTTGAACAAGACCCAAAGCTTGCGCAGGGTACCTCGGCAAGAGCAAAAATCCTGCGGGAACTGCTAGCTCCTGTCCCTGAAGCCTATGTGGAGCCTAAGCCCGATGTTAGACCAAATGTTCCCGCTGCGAATGTCCCCGCAGTTGAAGAAGCTGGCACCGGAGTTGGTGAGCCTAGCGTGGGAATACCTAGTGGAGATCTCGGACGACCCGCCCCCACAGAGCCTGCAGCACCTGTCGGACGAGGATTGGAGAGTCCTGTCGTACCTCCTGCACCACGAGTTGAACCTGAGAAACCGATCACTACGGAACTAACGGAGACCCCAAGTGGCACTCAAGCCCCTGAAGCCATCGAAGCAAAAAAAGAAGGACCAGCGCAACCAGCCGCCCCTGCCCCCACAGCAGTTGAAACCCCTGCCCCTACGCCCCCAGTAGCAGAAACACCCGCTCCTGCAAGGACTTTAGAGGACGTACAGGCTGAAATCAAAGCCAAAATGGATGCGATTGCCGCACTTCCTAAACCTCAAGATCTGCTTACCAAAGCGGGTAGAGTACCCGCAATTAAGTCCCCTGCCCGTAAAAAGTATGACGCTAGGGTAGAAGCAATAGAGACGGCTAAGCAAGAGCTATCCCCTCTCTTTAACGAAGAAGCTAGGTTGAAAGCCGCTGCTCCTGCTCCTGCTCCTGCTCCTGCTCCTGCTCCTGCTCCTGCTCCTGCTCCTGCTCCTGCTCCTGCTCCTGCTCCTGCTCCTGCTCCTGCTCCTGCTCCTGCTAAACCCCGTGCGACTGATAAAGAACGCGAAGCTAGGGTAGAAGAGCTTTCTAAGAAAGCTAACCGTATAGCAGCCGGTAAGCAGTGGTATACCTATGCAGATTCAACTGCACCTAAGTTTGATAGCCTCCCTATAGAAGCTCAAGACAGATGGGCTGATGCTTATACCGCTGGGGAGCTAAACATAGCTTTGGCTGATGAACTTGCAGCCACCGTAGCTAAGCCTGCACCTACCCCCACCACACCAACTTTCACTGTAAAAACTTCTCCTACTAATTGGATTGCTCCTGCTCCTAAGCCTGCTCCCAAAGCGAAAGCTCCTAAGCCTGCTCCCAAAGCGGAAGCGCCCAAAGCGGAAGCGCCCAAAACGGAAGCGCCCAAATCGGAAGCGCCCAAAGCGGAAGCGCCCAAAGCGGAAGCGCCCAAACGGAAGCGCCCAAAACGGAAGCGCCCAAATCGGAAGCGCCCAAAGCGGAAGCGCCCAAACACACTTGGGCAGACGGTCACGCTGAAGATATTGCTGGTAGAGTCGGCTACATAGATAACGATGTAGCTATTGTTATTGGTAGTTCCAGATTAGGGAATCCTGTATATGCAGGAGTACATAAAGATTCGGGTAAACGAACCAACGTAGATATCTCTAGCTATACAGGCGACTTATTCACCGCAGACCAAAAAACCAAGTTGTTGAAAGAACGTGAGCGACTGGTTGCGGAAGATACTAAAAATACCGAAGCTTTTCCTGAAGGACCGTTCACTGGTGCAACTACCAACGTGGTTGCTTCTCCCGAATTTGACCCTCGCTATACGGCATATCTTACGGACCTCATGCAGAAGATGGGGCTTGGGGATATCCGAATTCTGCTAGTCCATCCGAAAGATGCTAGGGCCAATAGAGAAGCATTACACTTACATGGTCCATACGCTTCTGCGCTATCCGCAGGTCTGGACTCCAATGAAGATGGTTCAGTCCGACAGTTTGGCCCCAAACTAAAAGATTTTTACATAGCGTTACGTCCGGGTATGTCTGAAGCAGTTACCTTTGAGACGCTTAATCACGAACTTGGGCACATCATTGAGAAAGTAGCTTACAACAACGCTTCCCCGGAAACCAAACAAGCTATACGGGCTGAGTATGAAGCGTGGCTTTCTAAAGTTAAAGGTGGATCAGCTAAAGATCTTGTCTATGCACTGCGTAATCGAGAGACTGCAGAAGCACATGGAGCATCAGCATCGGACACTATCCCCGCTGAAAAACTTAGCGGCTACTGGAAATCGTTTGCCGAATGGTTTGCAGACAACACCTCTAAGTGGGCTACCACTAACGAAAAGCCTCTGTCTGTTGCGGATAAGTTCTTCTCCAAACTAGCCCAGAAGCTGCGAGATCTCGTAGCTATAGTGACTGGACGGCAGTATCCGCCAGCTAAGTCTGTTGCCAAATTCCTTAACGAAATGGGTCCGGGGTCTGCTGCCATGTGGGCAGAACCTAGCGTATTGTCCGAAAAGGGAGCCCCTGCACAACAATCCATAGCCCCAGCTACCCAAGCCTATATCGACAGCTTGACGCCACCGCAACAGGCTGGAGCTATCCAGCTAGTGCGCAACACGCTGCAAGGTAAAGGGTTCAACCAGCAAACAGCGAATTGGATTACAGAGGGGATCACTAAGTTCCGCACGATGGTATCTGACCGGGCAGCGACCATTGATGATCGTTTTGCCAAAGCGTTTGGTTATGGAGTACGGGACGCATTGGGTAACCTACACCCATTGCTCAAGTATCGACAAGCTGAAGATTCAGAAAAGTTGTTGGCTGAGTACTTTACGCAAGGTAGTATTAAGTACAACCCCACTAAAGGTATCTGGGAAATCGTAAAGGTTCCGGGTGTTCGCCCTCCTGCGGCTGTATTTGACCTCATCAACCAGTGGGCTAAGCAAGAAAATAAATCCTTTGAAAAAGCCAATCACGATGCAGGGCGCATCCTGGAAGCCGTGCGGTTGAACGAACTCCGCAAACTTAATGCTGCGGGTAAAGCAAACATAAGACTGCACATGGGAGACTCAGAGATAGACATGCTGATGGATGTCTATAACAAAGATCCGTTGCTAAAAGAAATGAACAAAGCAATGGATGAGTCACGGATCAAACTTATAGATAAGATGGTACAAGTAGGCAGACTTTCCGCCGCTGAAGGTGCCGAATTCCAAAGCGTTATAGGCTACGTCCCATTTGATAGGGTTAGTGATGATTCTATCAACAAGTTCCTTACCAAGAAGCGTACCGGTAGGGGTATGGCGCAGCTTGGTAAGTTTGAAGATCTTATTGGTTCCGAAACTCGCCCTGTTGATAACGTATTCAACAACTACATCAACACCATGGGCTGGATGTTAAAGCAAACACTCCGACAGGATGCGGTGCTTAGTACGTTACGGGCTTTGGAAAAAATTGGGCAAGCTAAGAAAGTGGGTAGAGTACAAGACCCAAGCCGCACAGTGCAAACCTACATCAAGGGGGTTCCTGTTTTCTTTGAACTTCCTTCAGCATACGATGCGGCTGCGTTTAATGACAGGACTACTCCACTCCCTACCGTCTTTAAGTTCCTTGGGCAGTTCTCAAATATCCTGCGCACACTTATCACGGCTGTGCCAACCTTCTCCGTTAAGCAGGTGGCAGAGGATGTGCAGCGGGCTGCGTTCCACTCTGGGGTTAAGGATGTTGCTAGCCTAACAGCTAAAGCTCTGAAAAACTTTGCAGTAATGAGCAAGGCTGAGGTCATGGGGCAACCCAATGCGGCTGCAGAATTCTTCGGGACCATGGGTCTATCTGGTCAGTACGATTGGATGAACGACGATTCTGCTAAATCACTCATGCAAGACTTAGGGCTAGAGAAGCGCAGCCTGCTTGGCTCGACGAAGATTGGTGCCCTGATGCACAAGCTGGACGGCATCACCCGGGCGTCGGACTTAGCTATTCGTAAAGCGATCTACGATCAAACAAAACTGGAAACTAAGGACGAGGCACTAGCGCAGTTCCGTGCCCGAGAGATTATCAACTTCCGCAGGCGTGGCGCAGGGGCTGGCGGTGGCGCACTGGATATACTGATCCAGACTATCCCGTTCTTTAACGCTTACATCCAAGGTATGGATGTGCTGTACCGCAGCATGGTTGGTAAAGGTGCAGCCTCCGGTCTGGAGTTGCAGCGCGCTAAGAAATTGTTCTACAGCCGTGCTGGGGTTGTTGTATCTATGGCTACCATCTACGCTTTGGCGCATGGCGACGATGATGAGTACGACGATATGTCGCTAGATAAGCGGGATAAGACTTGGGTCCTCGGGGGTGGCGTTGCTATGCCCGTGCCCACCGAACTGGGCATCATCTTTAAAGCAATCCCTGAACGAGTCCTAGAGTACTTCCGTAGGCAGGGTACGCCGCAGGAGCAGCTTGCGACTGAAGCTCTTAAGTCTTATTTCACGGCTGCTATGGATACCTATGTGGGTCGGGTCATTCCAATCCCTCAAGCTTTTCGCCCTGCTATAGAACTTATCACCAACCACTCATTCCTAACTGGGCGAGACATCCATGGTACCCATCAGAAAGGGTTGGACGCGAGCAAAGCTGTTACCTCAGTTACTTCGGAATTGGCTAAAGCAATTGCCAAGTTTACGCAAGCAACTACGGGTGTTGAGGTATCTCCCATCAGCATTGACACCGTGTTGAACGGGTACTTCGGCACTACGGCTGCGATCACCACAGCGATTACTGATGCCATCCTGAACCCGGACAAGGTGGACCGTCCGCTGCATAAGATGGTTGGTCTTGCTCCGTTCACCTACGATCCGGTCGGCACCCGGCACCTCAATGAGTTCTACGATGTGCGTGAGAAAGTGGTTAAAGCGCACAATACGCTACTGGATATGGCTGAACGTAACCCAGAAGAGGCGATGCGGTACGTAGAGAACAACAAAGAACGTCTGATGTTGTATAAGGGTGTTAGCACAACATTGGATCAGCTTAGCAAAACCCGTGCATACAAGTCGTGGCTGGATACCGAAGCTGCTGCTAAGGAGTACAGTGGGTCAGAGCGCCTGAAGATGCGACAAGAAGTCCAGACGTACGAGAAAGATATGGTGCGCTGGATTCGTGAAGCCAAAGCTGAGTTGAAGTTCTAAGCCATACGCCAAACACGCACACCGTAATAGCCAAACTCGTTACGGTTGTGCGCTACCAAAGTTATACGGTAGTGCTTCTCTGCCCTCTTTAGCTGCCGCTGCACTTCACCTGCTGTGGCTGTGGTCTTTATGAAAAACGAATAGCCCGGGAGGAGTTCCTCCCAAGCTATGAAGTAAGGTATGCCGTAGATATTCAAGAACCGTACCGAGTCAGGTACTGGCTTGCTGTTCATTGGTAGTGCTGAACATGTCTGTGTTGAGCCCCATGGCGTTGCCACTAATGCAGTAGCATCGCACGCCCATAGAAGAGAAGTTACCCACCGCACCAGCCCCGATCCGCTTGGTTATGGTGCTGTTAGCCTTCAAGATGCCAGCTTTCGTAAGCTCATCGATGCCTTGCCGGAAGTCGATTTGACGACTAACAAAGCAGTCCCGCAGAGCGTTAGCCGGTATCCATAGCTCCTGCGCATCAGGCTCGTACCGCAGTCGTAGCGGACCTCGTGGTGCCTGTATGGGTGCAGCTACTACACCGTTTGTTGTCGTGTTGATGATAAGGGTGCAGTTCAGGTTCTCGTTGATGTACAGCATCAGGGCTTCCTGCGCTGCCAATTCAGTGTTCGATGTAGGCTGAATGACTTGGGTGCGGATAGCGGCTAGCGTCTCCAGTGCGTAGGTATAGACCCGAGGAATGTCTATGGAGAACAGCCCCAACTTCTTAGCGATAGATGCTGCAGCAAAGGCACACGCCATCACCACAGAATAGAACCTGTCTGACTGATCCAAGTTGAGGTCTGTATCAATACGCAGCTTGATCTTGTTCAACAAAGCCAGCACTGACTCTTTGTTCCTGAGCACGTACTGCATAAATATGGGGCCAGCTAAACCGTAGTTGTCTGCCAAAGCACTGAACACTGCATCCGATTCTGCCTTGGTGATGGCCACAGGGCGAGTGATCCGCAACTCGATAAGCCTGCGCATCTCCCCATCGGAAGTGCTCTTGAGCCTGCTTAACTTGTCATACAGTGAGGAGTTGCTGGAGGTGATGACGAACGTCATCCACGACACCACGTTAGCCCGCAGCTTATTGGTTTGTGCCTCCATGCGATGCTTTCCCCGACCTTGCGGGACATCGTAGACCAACTCAGACACATCCTCATCGGACATGTTGGTGACCTCATCCATCGTCACAGCTATCGAGTTGAGCATACCCAGCCACTGCATCTTGGACATCGTAGTGTCCGTCTGCTTCATCAGCAGCTTACTGGGGTGCCCAAAAATGGAGTTGACCATCATTTGAGCAGTGGTCTTGCCTGTGCCCGACTTGTTGGACATCAGGTTAATCGTAGCGCCCCGGACCTCCATGCCACCCAGTATGCGTAGCAACGGCGCACCGAACCCAAAGAACAGCGTAAGGGCATGTGCCTCCATGCCGGGACGGTCGTAGAAGTTGACCATCTCTGACCACTTTTTGATATCCCCCTTAGAGGTAAGCATGGGAGCTACCAGTTTCGTACCACTGGCTGATGGGGCTAGTCGGATATCGTTCTCAGTGTACTCAAGCTCGCCCACTACGAAGCCCGAATCGTCGGGAGTCCACCCCATTTGGCTGCGAGTCTTGTCTGCTGCAAACTGTTTCTGTAGTTTCCTGATGGATGATGCAAGGTATGCCATTATTGAATCCAGTTCTTTATAGATGGCTACTACACCGTGGCGTAGCAGGAGGTCGCGCATCTTCTCTCTGTTAAGTACGGTAGTTACGGGTGCAGTGAATCGTCTGATGCCATCGTGCGGCATATGCAGATTGATACCCACTACTTCACCTTCCCCATCACCTGACTCCGAAGAATCATAGTACCTAGAAGTTAGGTAAAGATCGTATCTGTAGATCATTACTTCAATGGGTTCCCCCTTCTCATCTTTGGATCGCAGGTACACGCCACCATGCAAGCCTCTGAAGTAGGGGTACGGATACTCCGGTATGTGTACTTGTACAGCTTTGTTGTTCTTTTCTGTATCTGCTTCTAGCTGCTGCTCTACTACATAAGAGCCACCTACTGCTTGAGCAGCTTCTACCTTCCGGCCCAGCGTAATGGGGCTGGTTACTTGCTGCTGGCACCCTGCACAATGCGACGGATAGTTATTGCGATACCACTCGCAGGTCATCGGACCTTTGGTTAGCTGTGCCTTAGCTATAGTGTTCTCAGGCGTGTAGTCAGGGTGCGCTCTGGACAGTGTGTGGATAGCCGTCTCAGCATCAGTGCATTGCCAAGCAATGGATAGTGCAGCCCTCCATAGAGGCTCCTCCAGCGTGGCTGCGTTCTGGATAGCGTTGGCTATCTGAGCACAACCCGTCCCTTTAAGACTGCGCCGCACTATACGAACGAACTCTGACGGAGGGTATTCTCCGGTCGCTAGCGAGCGAGTCATGGCATCTACGCCATACGCTTTGGCTGCGCTGAGATCTGCTGCTACGGCTGGCAGTAACTTACGGAACTCTGCAAGCGGTGTAGTTACACCATCTTGGATTAGTTGCACCGGCAGGGGGTCGCCCTTGTAGTGCGTGGTGTCAGGCATCCGTAAGACTCGTGCGGCATCCGCCGACACAGCAGGGTCTACCTTGAGCTTGCTGAGCACCAGCGTCTTAAACGCACGAGCCAACGGACCCCACTCAGTTACGCTGAGTACTTCTTGGATCGGCCAATATGCGTGTAACCCGCGCCCTGAGTTGACGATGTAGGGCTTTGGGAAGTTAGTGTCATCGACGAACCGACGTAGGGCTAAGGCTCCATCCGTCTGGTCGGCATAGGGTTTGTTAGGCCCGCAGTCTAAGTCTATAAAGAAACTACGCAGTCCCTTGACGTTATCGGCTTCACGGGATGAATCATCCTTGAACGACGCCAGAGCAAAGAATGCGTTGAACTTCTGAGTGTCTAGCTCTAACCCACGGTCGATTACTTCTTCTAATGTGTTATGGAAAGTCTGGACTATTTTGGTCTTTGAGTTACCCCAGACGCAATACGGACCTTCTGGCGGTAGTACCGCTTTATAGAATAATAGACTCACGGACCCTCACGGTAGGGAAGTCGGGTGGGAGGTCGGGGCAGCAGCCCGTGTCTGCTTTTGTCGGGGAGGGATCAACTCCCCCTAGCCCCGGATGGCGACTATAGCGGCAACGCGCTGTACTCCGCAAGTAGCTGCTCGACTTTTTTCAATTGCTGGTGCCGAGGCTTGAACTTGCCGGTGAACCATGCGTACACACACTGCCTAGATACGCCTGTCGCTGCAGCCACTTCTGTGACGGAGATGTCTTTAGCAATGCACATCATCCCCAAACGAACTGTAGGTAGCGATTGATCTGCTGCCTCGATCCGCTTCACAATGTCGTAGCTGTATCCACGAGTTTTACTCGTCATCGTCAGTGCCCCATTCGTCCAGAATTGCAGTGACATCCTTGGTAGGTGTTACCGGAGCTTCGGGCTTTTTACTACTGCGTTTAGTAGGTTCTGCAGCGGCGGCAGGTGCAGGGGTAGCAGCTTGGGTTTCCTTAAACGCAGAAGGCAACGGCAGTAGCGGTGCTGCATCCTTGGTCACAAGCTTAAACTCAACAGCTTGCACTGCATCTTCCGTCGCTCCCTGTGCCCGGGCACTAGCCAACTCCTCCCGCGAAAGCGGACGAACAGCGCGGAACTTAAGCACCGGAACTGACTCTGCCGTATCGAACCGGGCTTCGGTCACAACACCCGACATGGGTACACCATGCCCTGCCAAGAACTTAGCGTAAGCCTGCAGAGGCATCTTCTCCCCTTCAGCTTTACCAAAAATCGACTTAGCCGGAAGCTGCAGGCGATAAACATTGCCACCGATATCCCCCTCAAGCACCACGGCAAACCGTTGGCTAAACCGACAAGCACGGCTGTTACCCTGACCTGAGCCTGCGATGTTCTGCGTACAGGTAGCGCACGAGATTGCTTGTGGGGTCTTGATTGACGAATCCGGTAACTTACCATCAGCCGACCAGCAGGCAGGGGTAGACTCCTTACCTTCTTCGTACACGCCTTCGTAGTAAGTCCGTGCCACATTTGGGGCAGCATTGACCACCACAAAATTCATAGACCGCTCTTCGTTACGAGCAATCTCTTCGCCCCCGCTCATCATGCGCCACACGCCACCTTTGATAGAGATGGACTTACCGGACGAAGCGCCACCAGCAAGACGCTTAGTGAACTCATCCTCAGTACGCAAGTAATCGGGAAGTACAGCACCGGACTTAAACAAAGCAATTTCAGACATATAGATTCCTAGAGATTAGATTGGATTGCATGGGTACTACGTGGTTTACTTGGACGCCCTCCTAACAGTGACTGAATACTTGGAGTCAACATTGAGACCTTCCGGCAGCAGGTTAGGGTTCTCTTGCAAGAACGATTTCATGTTGCTTTGATGAATCCGCTGCTCAAACAATTCCAGTGCATCGTGCTGCTTAATGAACTTGGTCATCGAACCCCAGTCTGTGGTCCAGTAGCGCGTCTTGATCGACCGGGTGAAGGAGCCATGCGAAGTCTTACCACCATCCTGCCCAGTGGTCTTGCAGACATCCAGCAGAGCAGTTTCGATCAGATCCATCTGCTCTTTGATGTCGTTGATCTTCGCATCGTACTCTCGGGCCAGAGCTTCTTTGGCATCCCGCAGCTTGATATAGGCAGCTACTAATTTGTTAGCATCGTACATGTCGAGTCCTTAAGGTTGGCTTGGTTTAGTTATGCTACTACAGTCAGTGTACAGTATCCACATCCTATGTCAAGCAATTTCTTGACGGTAAAGATCCACAAGTCCTTGATGAAGGTCCACTTTTCCATCAAGCATCGCGTACACCCGCCGCTCAACCGGGCTACCTTGTAGGCGCACCACAGTCACAGCGTTCTTTTGCCCTGCCCTATGGGCACGAGCGTTACCTTGCAAGTACAGTTCTGCTGATGGCACAGGCCCCCACCAGACCACGGTGTCTGCCCGGGTAAGCGTTACGCCATGCGCTGCAGCTTGAGGGATCAGCAAGATCACCTTGGGGTCATCCTCTGTCTGGAAACGCTTGATGATTTCTGCTCGCTGCCCGCCTGAGACACCTCCGTGGATCATCTCGGAAGTTACCCCTGCTTTGGCTAAAGCGTCATACAACATGTCCATGGCATGGCGGAAGGGCACGAACACGATGACTTTGTGGTTTGTCTGATTGATGACATCCAGCAGTTCGTTCACCCTGTCAGACACATCAAACTGAATGACTTCCTTTTCGGTCGTGTACGCCACACCCTGTGAGATCTGTAGGAGTTTGTTAAGTTTGCCTGCAGCGTTGACTGCTGTGATCTCCTCCCCTGCTGCCGTGGCGATCATCTCTTTGCGGATCAGTTCGTAGTAGTGCTTCTGCTGCTTAGTAAGTGGGATGTCCCGCGTGGTGTACAGCATGTCCGGTAAGTCCAAACACTCTTCTTTGGTAAATCGGATGGCAGGCTGCAGTACGTTGAACACTGTGTCTTGGGAGTCATGCTTAGGTATCCACTTAAACTGAGTGATCTTGACCATCACCTGATCCCTGAACGCACCGAAGTTTCGGGGTACTGAGCTTGGGTTCACTAGCTTGGCTAGCCCATAGGCATCCACCGGAGACTGCGCTGCAGGCGTACCCGTCATCAACCACAGCCTAGTGGTTGGCTTAATCAAACTGGCAAGGGCTTTCCAACGATCCGTTGATACGCTTTTGATAGCCGTGGCTTCGTCCACGATGACAAGATCGAACTGTGCTTCCTCAAGTTCTTTACGAACTACCTTGACCCCATCGAAGTTGATGATGGTGAAGTCGTACTCGCCGTCGATGACTTGTATTCGTTTGCTCCGAGAGCCAGCAGCAATAGCCACTGTGCGGTGCATGACTGTCTTGAACAGATCGGATCGCCATGCTGTATCCATGATCGAGACGGGGCACACGATCAGCACTTTAGAGATCTGACCTTGGGTCATCAGGTAGTCCGCAGCCCATGCTGCTGCACTGGTCTTACCTGTGCCTGCCTCAGAGAGCACCAAGCACCTAGGGTGGGTGGTTAGGAACGCTGCAGTCGTTCGCTGGTGCTCAAACGGGGTGTAGACCCCGGGCCATCGATAGCGCCCAAGGATGGGGCTAGGTACGTCTTTGATCTGCAGGTTACGCAGTAGTCGCGTCTCGGTAAAACCCCAGTTGACTAGGATCTTAGCCTTATCCCCTTTACGTTCTACTACCTTGCTTTTGGGTATGAGTGCCGTTATTTGATCGAATTTCTTGGTAACGAATAGGATAGCTTTATTGTCAATGATCTGCACGCTGCCTCCAATGGCGACGAAAAATAGCGCGAGAGTGCTAGACCCTCGCGCAAAACCAACCTCAACAGGAGACGCCCCTGTGACTAGCAGGAGCACCTCGATACTACACTACTTCGCCCGTTCCCGCTTGGACGTTTGCGACTTCAATCCACCAGTTTTGGTACGAGCAAAGCTACGGTTCTCAGATTTCGGTACAGCCCGGAGGTTAGCAACCCCAGAAGAGCCTCCCTTGGATAGCGCCTTTTTGTGGTCTACGTCCACAGAGTCAGGCAACATGCCATGCTTTTTCTCGTACTCGCGTCGAGCCTTGTGGCGCTCCGCTTGCTTCTTAAGCTGTTCAGGGGTTCCCTGATACCGCTCGTATTCCAATTTGTAGTTACGTGCCACGTTATCACCTATGTTCACAAGCATCAGGGGGTAGCGGGCAGAACTTACACAGCCCACTGGGGCGAGCATTCCATACATCGTTATCCACAGCGGCTTCAATCATGCTAGCGGCACCTGCCCACTTGGACCAAATCTCGGGCAACTGCTCCCTAGTGTACTCAGACTTGATGACCGATCCGGCAACCACAAACAGCAGTGCACCTTTGACCTTACGGATGCCCGGGTGGTGCGCCATAATCATCGCTGCCATTAGCTCCAACTGCGACGTATCTGCGAACCTGCTGGACTTGCCCGTCTTAAAGTCCGCTACCCGGGCAATGCCCTTCTCATGATCCAGTGCCATGAAGTCAGGCACCCCACGGAACCACACATCTTTACTAAAGAACTCACAAGGCGTGAAGTCCTGCCGTACCCCTAGCTTTGCCTCGCACTGGATATCCCCCGAGAACTTAGACAACGGTACGACAAAATTCTCAAAGTGCTGGAAGGTTTCTGGCAGGGGAGTACGATGCATCAAGTACTCCTCAAACGCTTTATGGACTGCAGTGCCGTAAAGTGTAGCCGTGGTATCAGCCTGCTTGTACTTACGCAGAATCCGTACCTGATGGTACCGACGACCGCACCCTTGAAAGTCCTTGATAGCTGAATACGAATGCGTGAGAGCCATGATGTTCTTAGAGGTTTGATCCTCTCAGTCTATCAGCAATCCCCGTAGGTTGCACCCATACCAGACTCACAAGCCAAAGGCAATGCCTGTGCCCACTTCGGACGCCAAGCCATGCAAGCCTCCACATATGCCCGGGCTTCGTCAGCCTCCTCCTGCCTAGCTACAATCCCAACCGCATCGTGCACAGTGAGCACCACCTTATACCGCTTAGCGATCCGCAGCATCTGCTCACCAATGATGCACCTTGCTACAGCTTGGCAGACATTCTCCACCACCTTGCCGCCGTAGATCTTGATTGGTAAGCCCTTGGACTTGTACTGCCAGTTAGCCTTACCGTCCTCGTCGGTCACCTTCTCAAGCTCTGGATACTGTATATACAAACCGTTGGGCAGGGTAAGTCCTTTGTCTGGCCTTGCGAAGATGATCCCGGGCACATCCACCTGCATCTCCTGCCCACTAGCCAGTGCCTGCAGCGCCCGCTCCGCTGACTTCCACAGGTCCGGGATGCGTGAGTAAGTCGTCCGGTATGCGTCGATAATCCGCTTAGCCTCAGCCTCGTCGATCTCAACCCCTGCCTGCTTGAGCGTAGCGCGAAGCTTAACGTGTCCCACACCATACCCACAGCCAAGGATCACGGTCTTGCCTAGGAAGCGTTCGCTCGCGGTGATGTCACTGGTAGGCTTGTTGTAGATCCGTGACGCCATGATCTTGTACACGTCCTCCTTGTTCTCAAAGGCTTGCACAAGATCCGTCTGCCCTGCCAGCCACGCCAACGTCCGCGCTTCGATCTGCGAAGAATCGCAGTCGATAAACACATATCCATCCGGCGCACGGATAGCCTTCTTGATCTTGCCTGCGTTTACCCCACGGCTCGGCAGGTTCTGGAGATTAACCGAGTCTTGCCCGCTCCAACGGCCCGAGTGTGCCCCGTAGTACCGCAATGGGACCGGGAACGCCCCACGCACTGCCATAGCCAAGAACCGTTCGGTGCGTGTCTCCTCGATGGTTGTCTTGTTGCCCAGCCTAGCTGCCACCAGTGCCTGCACCCGCACGTCGGGGTGATCCTCCAGCGCAAGGAACTCCTCATCAGTCTTAGCAAACGCATAGGCAAGCTTTTGTGTCCGGGCACTAACCTTCATGGGAGGGTCTACGTTCAGCGTCCGTAGTGCCGCAGCAAAAATGTCGTTAGACATCAGCATCGCCTTCATGTCGTCCTTGTAGTCCGACTCGGGCATCATGTTCTTCACGGTATCCACCAGCGCCGCCTTGCGCTCCACCGTATCTCGCAAGTGAGCCAGCAGCATGGGGGTGTCAAGCTCCAACACCGGCTCTGTATACATCCGCAACGTCAGGTCAATCAACTGCAGTTCCTGCTTGGGGAACCCCTTGCTCATGTAGATGTCAAACAGCTTGCGTGTCAGCAGTACATCGTTGATGCAGTACTCACCATACTTGTCCAAGTCTCGTGCATCAAAATCCTTAAATCGTTTACCCAGTGCGTTGATGACCTCATCGCCCTTGACACCTACGCCATGCCGCTCAGCTTGCGCTTTCAGTGAGTGGGACTTCTCATGTGGGTGCAGGGCACGAGACATCCCCATGATGTCAAACAGCGCCAGCGGCTTAACCCCGTACCGCCATGCCAGTATGGCCCCATCGAACGCTGTGTTCTGGCACACCACCAACTTGTCGGACCAGTCGATACCCTTTAGCGCAGCCTCTACCTCTGGCTGCGGGTACCACACCGTAGGTGCATCACCGATCTGGATAGCTACCCCAATGGTTTCGTACTCAGAGGATCGGATGTATTCCTCGGTTGTAATTTTGCTTAACGAATACTCTCGATCATAGTAGGTCTCAAAATCTAGCGTCACTAGCGTAGGCATCACGGTCTCTTCTTAATGGATGGGATCAGATGGTGCAGTGTATCTACACCTTCTTCGTGAACGACTAATGCAACACCACCTGCTTCGATGATCCCAGCCAACTCCCGATCCTGCAGTGCCGTGGTCTTACCCTTACCAGCCTTGCACTCGATAGCGACGAAGTACCCATTCACGCAGCAGATGATGTCCGGTATACCTACCCTGCCGTAACCGTTGGCAGGGGGTGAGAAGTGATAGACCTCGTACTGATCTAGGATCTTCTTGACTGCTGTTTTAACCTTAGCCTCTGGGGTTGCCGCCATTACTTCCCCGACATCACGGCAAGCATTCCCTGCATCAGTCGCAGTTCGGTGATGACTTCTGGCGTAACCTCCATCGCCTCGTCAATCTTACCTGCCAGCAGCAGGTCATCCATCGTGCGCAGCATTGCCTTCACCTTCAGCAACGGCTCGGAGTAATCAGTGTATCGTCCAATCATTTTTTCCCGCTCTCAACTTCAATTAGTTTGTCGATGTAATGGCGAGCCTTCATCAAGTCTTGAATCCCGCCTTTCTGCCGCCAGCGGCTCAAGTACTTCACGGCGTTGCCGTCCAGAAATCCAAGGTTCCAATCGATGATCACATCCCACGTCTCGTGGGTGTGTAGTTTGTAGTGGTCACCGCCCACCTGCGTATCATTTGCTGCCATTAGTCATCCACTCCGGTTTCTTGGGTAGCGGTGCCCAGCCCAGCCAGCAGTCATCCTTGCCTGACCACTTGCCATACGAAGCCACGCCACCCGGGTTAAGTAGTTGCACTTTGCTGCCCAGTGGGCAGGTGCTCATGGGTTGCCAGAAATAACTAGGGTCAACTGTCGCTGTTCGGGTGGAGTCGATCATTGAAAAACGCGCTCATGGTTACAGGGGCAATGCCGCTCAGGGTGAACAGTATCTGCTCGGCAACAAGTCTATGCTCTTTCTGGGTGCTGGGGTCAAGGCGCTGTTTCAAATAGTGAATCCATGACCGGATGGTCCCATTCATGTACATCTTGCTAGGCGTCAGCCCCTCGGGCAGTAGTGCCCGTGCTTGTTCCTTGGCGATACCGCGCTCCAGTGCCCACTCGTATGCCCCCTTGGCGATGTCGAACACCTTCTCCTGCATGTGCTGCCAGTTCTCAGCGATGACATCATCCACACAGGGCAGTGACCCCTGCCGATTCTTCTTATCCTGCATACGTGCCTCACGCAGCGTAGCTGTCAACAGTTCTTCGCTGACATCCTTATACCTCTGACTCAGTTCCTGAAAACTAAATGACCGGTGGCGCAGGATCTGCCGACCGATATCCCGAGTCGTTGTTATCTCAAGGCAGACGTTCGCCATTTCGAAGGGTGAAACGTGACCTTCACGTTCCATGAACCGCAGCAGATTCTCAATCAGTGGGTTGCTTTGGTTCTTTGGGTTGCTGACGCGAGCGATGAACGCGATGTTCTCGTCGATGTTTGGCGTAGCCCATACTAATTTAACGTTCATAGGTCTTCCTCTTTCTTCAGTTTAAGGAGCGTATCTGTGTTCATTGGGCCGATGTAGAACCGCATCTTTATAGCCACTGCCTTAAGCACCGCATCCACCGCAGCCTGCCAGCACTCGTCTGTATCTTCTGTAGCTTTTGACTTCTCGGTCCACGCTTCTCGTGCGATGTCACGTAGGTTCATTCCCCACCTCAATTTTGCGAAGAGTCTCAATAAGCTGGGGAACCCAGTCAATGCTGACCTGCATAATTAACTCGCTTCCGGGTTCCCTCGGCGGGCCATACCAAACTTGCACGGTATTGCCGAGATTAATATACTCAAACGGATTGTTCACAAAACCTCGGACCTCAAGCACTGCTTCGACGGAGGCTTGCCAATGTATATCAATTCTTACCTCCTTAAGCACTGCTTCGACGGAAGCTTGCCAACGCTCGTTGGTGTCCCCGGTTTTTTTGGACTTAGCTACATAGGCTGCAAGGGCTAGGGCACGTAAGTCCTGTATGCTTTCTTTGGTAATTAGTTCGGCAAACTTCTCAAGAAACTTATGGTCTTCGAAAGTAAGATTCCAATTATCTGCAGCTATCATGGCAAGTTCTTTAAGTCTTTTGTTCATCATCCCCCCTCACTAGATACCTCAGTTCAACGGTTCTTGCTGCGCTGCGCAACTTACTAACGCTTGTGGTTTTCATGACCTCTATCGCTATCGCAACGAACGTCTCGATCTCAGCACGGGTGTCGTCTGACCAGCCAATCAACTCGGCCACACACATCTGCATCCGCGTGTCCTTGAGCTTTGCTACCCGCTCGACTAGATACTCAAGATCCTCTCGGGGTAACGCTGCTCGTTGCTGGATCAAGTGCGTCATGCGCTCAGCCTGCATTTGAACGAACTCCTTACCGGGTTTGGGGCGCTGCGTCATTGGCTCTCCATGTGTAGTCTTTGAACACTGTACCCTTTGATGCGTCACCTACCTTGCAAGCCTTGACCCATGCCAGCTTACCGTTGCGCAGTTTGCGGTAGTGCCCTCGACGGTCATGCAGTCGAGGTGATGCGTGTGTACCCCCCTTGGGTTCAGCCTTGGGCTTGGGTGGTTCGATGACTACGGTCGTCCACTCGTAGATCGGAGCTTTACCCTTGGCAATACGCTTCTTGTTTACAAACTTCTGCTTATCGACCGGGGTGTAGCCGGGGATGGGTGCGGGGGAGTGGATTGAGAGAAGGTATGAGGAAAGGATGTTGATGGATGTCTGCACCGTATCATGCGTTAGTTGTCTATCGTCCCCTTCGAACTTCTTGATTTGTAGTGTGCCGTCCGCATCCAAAGGCTCCTCAAGATCGTAGACAAATGCAGGTATTTGTCTTGCCTGTTTCCCCCTAAACACCCAACCCGTTATGCCCCGCGCGCCCAGCCGATCTTGCACAAACAACAACACCTTATCTCCATTGTCCAACTTCAACGCAACCGCGCATAACGGAAAAGGCATAGGTAGTGCTAACACATCAGCTCTTGGGAGCATGGTGGTCTGCTCCGCCACTTCCGTCGCATCAAACCACATGTAGTCCGTCGATGCCTCTGGGTTAATAGCTACCATCTCGCGGATCAGTGGGGTCATCTCTTCCTCCTCGCCACACAAAATTGGCAGATCCACCTGTACTTTGTCCGCACCCCGTTGACATCTGGTTGATCGGTCTGACAGGTCGTGCAAAACCTTTTCCCGCCCATCGCCTTGACCAACTTCTCAGTGAACTGTTTCCTCGCTTCGGTGCTTGTTACGTCAGTGCTCACGCATCCCTCCACGTTCCGTCCTTAAAGATAAACCTAACACCCAGCAGTTCCCCAGCCTCGTTGTAGTGCGCTGCCATGCACGGTGGGTCGTTGTACGCAGGGGCGAGGGGCTGCAGTCCCAGACTGCTCTTGTGCTGGTGGGGGAAGTAGTACATGGTTGTGTGTGCTTTCTGAGGCACGTCAGGTGGAATGGTGAAGTCGTAGAGTTCTCTGTTCATGCGTTCTTCTCCTTCAGTGCAGCCTCGATCTCATCGAACAGCTTGCGGGTGTAACCTTTGATTGGCGTTGGTCCCCACGACCCCAGTGGTCCAAGGATTTTCTTTATCTCATCGTCCGTCAGGTTTTGCCACTGCTTACGACCTCCTCGATAATCTTCACTCTTTTCGCATTCGGCCAGTAGCCAGCGCATGCACTTGCCCTCCGGGCCGTTGTCCACGCAGTCGGGGTACCGGCACGGCGCATCCGACCCCGCACACGCCTCGCGTTCGGCAGCGGCAACAAGGGCGGCGAAGTGGACAAGCTGCTCCACAGCGCCCTGTGGCGGCACAACCCATGTGCAAAGCCCAGCTTCCCGCGCCATCCTGATGATGTCGTCTTGGGTCATGCTTGCCCCTCCGCTTTAGCAATGGCAGCGCGACCCATGCGCTCCCCCTTATCAAACATCTCGGTGATGCCAATGCCTGCTTGATAGTCCTGCATTGCACAGACACAGGTTTCGAGGGCCTCCAGCAGTTCCTGATTCACCGCTTCCAGCTTTTCAATCCGGCGCAATCTGTCTCCTGCCATCTTGTGTTGCCAATCGTGTGCCTCATACAAACGGCGCAGTTCGTCAGCGGCATCCAATTCACAACCACCATGCCCGCCCTCAAACCATTCTGCAATCTGTAGTGCCTTGGGCTTTTCATTCATGCGTTCTTCTCCTTCAACGCAGCTTCGATAGCGCGGGCAAATGCGTGTTGCTGAGTAGATGCTGTGCGTTCTGCCTCGCAGGTCATGGACCATGACCACAGGTTTGTGATCTCCTCATCCGTCAGCCCGACCCACTCTCGGCTGTACCTTCTCTTTGCTTTGAACAACTCTTTAGTCAGCCGCTCGATCTCGTCGCGCAGGATGTTTATCTCAAGGTCTGCAGCGGTCAGGTGCTGCTTAGGGAACGGCCAATCTGCATGGGGTACGAACTCATCACTTTTATTACTCATTGCTTTCTCCTGTACCAGTTAGTCAATCCGATACTAACGATCACAAGTCCTGTGATCTGCGTAAGTGCTCTGCGTACTGCTGTTGGTGATGCGAGAAACCTATCTGACAGTGCTTTAACAGTGACCGGCTTCTTGTGCGTGTTTAGATACTTCTCGATCTTATCTCTTAGGGTTACCGCCGATTTGTCTGAGCCGTTGTCGCTCATCGTAGTCTCCCCTGCATTCCGCAGCACAGAACAGTCTATTGCCCGTGGCTTCGCCACAGTTCCAGCAATACCCAGTGGGAGCCAGCATCGCAGTGCCAGCCCGGTCCCGGATCGCTCGGATGTACGCAGCCAGCGTCACTTCCTCTTTTTCTCCTGCACTATCTGCGTCATCAGCCATGGTTAGGCGTCTCTCTCAAACAAATCGTTAAGTGCATTTATATACACCTGCCGATCCTCCGCGCTGGTGGCGATACTTAGTCTATGTTTAGTAAGGCGGATCTCAGCGATGATGTACGTAGCATCTCCCAAAAGCTCTGTCATTCTATCGTTACCCATCGCCCTTGCAGCGTTACGTGCAGCCTCAACTGCGATTTCAATATCCATAAGTTCTTTATATGTGTATGGCATGACGTTTACCCCCGAGTGAAGTACCACATGAACAGCAGCGTCAGCACCACGACAAGCGCCACCAGCCACAGATACAGATGGTTGTCGGGCTTTTCCTCAACCACTGCCTCGACGATCTCACTGGCTGCATGAGCCGCCACAGGCTGCGCGGGTTCTTCCTTAACTTCATGTAACCCCGCAATGCCCTGCGGTATGGGCACGAATGGGATCAGGGGCACTTCAAGCTTGACGATCTCCGGTGTCGGTGTGGGCTCAGGTGCTGGGTTTTTGCGACGGAGTTCTTCTTGCATCCGTGATTGGATGGTGTAGACGTAGCTCACGCTAGCGCCGGTTGCTTTCGCAACCTCGGAAGGGGATAGCCCGCGCTTCAATGCGCGTCTGATTCGGGTTGCTACGCTAAGTTTCTTGGGTCGGATTGCGGTCATGGTTTGCTCCTATCTAAGGTTGTGTTGCTATGTATGGGTTTGCCTGTGAAGTTAAGTATCTGCCTTGCGGGTGTCATGTTTACGAACTCTACGATGTTTCGATCCTTATCAATGATGAACCATACGATGATGTTGGGTGGAGGGTACTTGATCGCATGGCAATACCCTCCGATCTTGGCTAGTGTGATGATGCGCTCAAGCCACTCAGGGCGTTCGCTGAGTGGTCCGCGTTCGCTGGGTATGGCTTCGATGTCACCGATGGGCCAGCCGTCCACCTTGAAGTAATCATCCCGTTCCTCATACCGAAGCTCATACGCGGACTTACCTACCACTGATTTATTCTTCATCTGTGTCAGCCCAATCGAAGGAAGAAAGGATATCGTCTACTCTACGTTTCGTCTCTGCCCGTGTGTCATCTTCCTCACGCAATTCCTTGGGTGAGACGCCAATCAGCGTATTTTCGAGACGTTTACGTGCAGTCTCAAGGGCAGGATCGTTAGCCACGTTGAGCGTAGTCAGCAGCCCGCACAGTTCCTCTGCGTTAGGGATGAGCGTGTCGTGGAAAATCTTCTTCTTGCCATCCTCCCCGATGGACAGCCGATCACTCATGTGAGAGAGCACACCATGAAGCCTAGCCCACGCATCTTGGTTAGCTTGCACCAGCATGGCTGCTGCCTTGGCTTCGTACTGATTGATAAGGTCTTGCTGTATCTCACTCTCGATGTCGAGTCGGAAATCCCCTGCTACGGGCAGCGGTGCGAACGTAGACTCCATAGCGAACCGACTAGCCACTTGGTTGCGGCTCAGGTACTCCTTGCGGTCGAACAGTGTGCCAAGCTGGAACGCAGCCGCAGCCACGAGCGTGTCGTACTTATCCAAAAACGCATCGACAAGTCGAGCGAACTCAGTCTTATACTTACCCATAGCATCTTGGTATCCGACAAGGTTGGCAGCAGGCAGCAGGCGGTCCCCGCTATCTGACCACGGGAGCGTAAGCCGGTAGTGTTCCTGCCGTGCCTTGGCTTGGAACTTGTTGATGTCGTCCAGTTCCTTGCACTCTGCGAACAGATTCTTGTATACGCTTGCAGCGCGCTTTGAACCTGCGCTCTTGGAGGAAGTAACTTCTTCTTGGGTGCGACGATCTTGCTTGCGCCCGGAGTAGGTGGAGATGTTGAGCGTAACAAGCAAAGCGGAACGAGCAACGCCAGCGATGGGGGATGAAGTAGTCGAAGTAGTCATAGTAGTCCTGTCCTTATCTAATATTAGATGGTTGGTTGTGTAAGTCGTTGGTTAGTTGTTTGCTATTGGTTAGCTTCATGCTGCTCGGTGATGAACTTCAATGCGTCGTACTCCTCGTCAGTGATGACAGATACCCTCACCATATCTTTCGTATTCAGAGGGCGCAGCAGATCGATGTAGCAGGCAGGGTTGCCGTTCTTGGCAGACACGTAGCGGTTCTCCAGCGTCTGGTTCCCGCTGATGGTGTTAACAATAGTCTCCAGTTGTTTAGCAGTTACGAACACTTTGGTACCTGCCATCTCGATAAGTAGTTTCATGTGAGTTCCTTGTTGAGTGCAATGATTGTGGGGAGTAGTAGGACTGCTGCAGGGTTACCGGATGTTGCTATCAGGCGTACTGCGTCAGGTGGTAAATCAAGTAGATAAGCACAGTCATCCCATGCGGATAAAGCCGCCACAGCGGGTCCAGCAGCGTCCCAACCAGCGGACGGAGCAGCGCCCCGAGCAGCGGAGAGAGCCTCGTACCAAGCATTGCCACGAGCAGCTTCCATAGCAGCGCCCCGAGCAGCTTCCATAGCATCGTCCCGAGCAACATACCAAGCCGCTCCCAGAGCAGCGTCCTTTTGAGTAACCCACCTTCGCGGGTCCGCTTTAAGC